GGGACGGCACGCGCCGGGCATTCACCGAGCTTGCCCATGAGTATTCGATGCTGGAACTTCGCAGGCGTGACAAAGTAGCGGACGCCGACACCGAACTCGAAGCCTGCAAGCTACTCGCCGAGCGCAACGGCATCCCGTGGCCGGTTGACGAACCCAAACGCAAACAATGAACACACCCACCGTTGACGACATCATCGCAGACCTCGAATCGCGCGGCCTAGGCTGGAGCCTCGACCACACCGGGACACTCATCGAAGCCCGCGTGTGGGCATGGCCCACCGTAATTGCCCGCTACCGCCCCGCCACGGTGGAGCCGCTGGCCAAGATGCTCGCCGCTGCCTGCTCCGATGTGGACTGGACGAAATACCCGGTGAAGCAATGAACACATGCCCCTCATGCGGAGCCGATGCGGACAGGCCCCAGGAGCCGCCGCCAACTCGCCGCGCGCACTACGTCTGCGGCAGCTACACCTACACCGCCAACCCCGAATGGAATCACCAGTCCGACCTATGCCTCGCCCGCCAACGCATCCGCGCCGTGCGCGACATCGTGACCACGGATGCGGAGACCAAGGAGCAACTCATCGCCCGCGTGCGGGCGCTTTTGCAGGAATGACACATGAATAAAACACAGCCAACCAAAACAAAAAAGACCGCTCCTCCTCCGCGCGAATGCTGGAATTGCATTCGATGGGAACGGCGTCCTGATACCGGCAAGGGGTGGTGCTCATTTTTGCGGCTAAACTCGAATCAGGATGACATTTGCGGCAAATGGCAAGTGCAACCTTCCGAACTCGCCAGCGTGCGGGAATGACCACGACCCACAGCCACCCCGCCCCGCCCCGCCCGCGCATGAGCAGGCGCGAGATTTCGCTTGCACCGGGCGCGGGGATGCGGTAGAGAGACCGTGCCGACTGAAAACCGGCTCAACGTGATGACCACTAAACCATTCATTCCAGATCCCGCTCTATGCGGCCTAACGGCCTGCCGCCTCACGTCGGCAGTTTTCACGTCGGGCGGGGTTTGGAACAATTCACTGGAAAAGAACCGTGGCTGAAAATCCCGGTTGAGAAGCTAACATGGGAGGATTTGCCGAAGGACGAAGCCGGAAAGAGCGCCGCCATCTGCGTGCTTGTGCTGCGCTCGATGCCATACGCCGAATATCTGCAAACGGAGCACTGGAGCGAAGTGAGGCTTGCGGCCATCCGGCGCTACCTCAACCAGTGCTTGTGCGGAAAGGACGCCGTGGATGCCCACCACGTCAACTACGACCGCAAGGGCTTTGAACGCCCCGAGGACGTGGTTGCGCTGTGCCGGGAGTGTCACACGCGCTGGCATGATACGTGGACGTTGCAGGCCAAGGCCGGATTGGAGGCGGCATGAGAATCCGCACATTGAAGCCGGAATTTTGGGCGCACGAAACTCTGTCTCGCCTGCCACATTTCACGCGGCTGATGGCAATCGGCCTGCTGAATCTCGCGGACGACGAAGGGTATTTCTACGCCAACCCGATCTTGATACGCGCCGCGCTTTTCCCATTCGTGGACGACTCGGGGACGATTCGGGGAGCGGTCGGGGAGCTGTCCGGTATAGGGTATATCAGGATCGGAATTGACCAAGAAGGGAGGGAAGTTGGGCATGTGGTGAATTTCTCGAAACACCAAAAAGGAGACAAGTTTAAGACTAGCAAGCTCAAGGAGTTAGCTACGTTCCCCGACTCATCCCCGACCGCTCCCCTACCTATCCCCGACTCATCCCCGCTGGAACAGGGAACAGGGAACAGGGAACAGGGAACAGGGAAAGCCTCGAAACCGAGGCCGTCAGCAAGTGATTCGGAATGGATGGAACAGCTTCAAACGGCGGAGGCGTATCGGCATCTGGACGTGAAGCGAGAACTGTCAAAAGCGGAAGTGTGGTGCAAAACAAATTCACGGCAATGCACTCGCCGCTTTTTCACGAACTGGCTCAACCGGGCATCTTCGGACACGCGGACGATTTCAACCGCATCCGCCCCGGCACGCCAAATGACGGCAGATGACCGCGCCGAACAAGAACGGCGCAAGGCAGCGTGTGACAAAGCCGCACGGGAACAGGCCGAGGAATTGCACCGGATGTTGGAAGAAGCAAACCGCCCGCCATGCGCGCCGGGTGAACTGGAGGAAATCTTCGAAAGCGGCAAAAGCCTTTCCGTGCATCTGTCCGGCACCTACGCCGGGAACTGGTGCGACTGGAACGGGCAAGAACAGAAAGGCGACGCGCTCGACCTTTGGTGCGCGGTCAAGGGCGTCTCGCTCCCGCAAGCCATCACCGAGGCAAAGGGCTGGCTCGGCATCGTGGAAGAAGCGCCGGCCAAGTCTTACACCCGCCCGCAGGACGACAAGCCCGCAATCAGCGCGGACGGAAGGGCGATGCACTGGATGGTGGACGAGCGGAAGCTCCTGCCGGAAATCGTGAATCGCTACCGCGTGCAAGGCGACGCTGAAAGGCGAGCCATCGTGTTTCCGTCCTACTCGCCAAGCGGCGTGTTGCTCAATCGCTCCTATCGGGCACTCGCGCTGGATGACAAGGGCCGCAAGAAGGTGTGGCAGGACAAGGACGCAGCGCCTTCCCTTTGGGGCTGGCAATCGCTCACGCCGGAAAATTACAAGGCCCGCGAAATCCTGATCTGCGAAGGCCAGATTGACGCGATGACGTGGGCGCAATGGGGAATCCCCGCACTCAGCATCCCGAACGGAAGCGGGCAAACGTGGATCGATTTTGAATGGGACAACTTGGAACCGTTCAAAACGATCTATCTGAGCTTCGACAACGACGGAAAGACCGAGGCCGCACTTGCAACGGCTATTTCTCGGCTCGGAAAGCATCGCGTGCGCGTGGTGAAATTCCCGCACAAAGACGCGAACGACGCGTTGAAACAGCACGTCACGGCATACGACGCGCGGCGCTGGCTTGAATCGTCCGAATACCCGACCGTCGCGCACCTGTTCGACGCAGGGCATTTCGGCGAAGCGTGTGCGCGGGAGTTCTTTCGCACCGAGGAAATGCTCGGGCACACGATCCCGCAGACCGTGCATCATCGGGACTGCGCGCTATCGTTCCACTTTCGCCCCGGCGAGCTTACCGTGTGGACTGGCACAAGCGGACACGGCAAAAGCAGCGTGGTGAACTACGCAATGATTCACCTTGCGATGCAGACGAAAAGGCCGTCGCTCATAATCAGCTTGGAAATGACGCCCGCGAAAGTTCTCCGCCGGATTATCATCGCCATCGGTGCGAGAGTAGCAAACGAAGGGGACGCAAAGAAAATGGCGCAAGCAATGTCGAAGCATCTTTTGTTCTGCGACAAGACGGGCGGCATTTCGCGCGACGTGCTTTTCGAGATGATCAACTACGCGCACGCTCGCTACGGCATCGCGCACCTCGTCATTGACTCACTCATGCGCGTGGAAGGACTGGAGGAAGATTACCCGGCGCAAAACAAATTCGTGACTGACCTTGCCGAATACAGCCGCGCAACCGGCGTGCATGTTCACCTAATCGCACACCCTCGCAAATCTCCCGGCGCAGACGCACCACAGGGACATGACATCAAGGGAAGCGGGCACATCCGCGACAACGCCGACAACGTGCTTGTCGTGTGGCGGAATATCGAAATGGAGCGGGCCGCAGAGGAAGGCAAATCCACCGCTGGAATGATACCGGCAAAAATCATCGTCGAAAAGGATCGCGAAGAAGGAACGTTTAGAGAGTTTTTTCTGGAGTTCAACACCGCGCTGCTTTGCTACGTCAAAAAGAAATAACCACATCCCGCAATGACGCAACTCGACATGTTCCCCGACCTCCCGCGCCGCCTCACGCACGACGAAATCCTCGCAGGGTTTGCCGAGCTTTTGCGCGCGGTGGAGGCGATGGAGTTCTGGAACCCCTACCCCTAACACGCCCATGCCCACCCACCTAACCCGCCCGCTCCGTGGCTGCCGTCTCCGCGACTGCGGCGCACCTGACTGCCCCACATGCTCCGGCGCTGAGGCCGCGCGGCTCTACCGCGAGCAGGCGGAGTGCGACCATGAGGAGCACGACCACGGCATCTGCCTCGCCTGCGGGGCGGACATCACCGACACGCTGGCAGGGCAGGCCGAGGACGCCGCCGACGCCGCACAAGACCGCTA